CACGATATGTACTTGCACTTGATTGCCGATTTCATCCTCTGTAAACTCTTGTGCAATCAATACAAGTTCATTATCGTATGTCACGCGGTTCCACCGCCTTTACGCTTACACCAGCATTCTTCACAGATAATTCTTGCAGATGGTTTATCTGTCGGGTGTGTTCTTACAGTACTCTTGATTAATCGCCCGCATTTGACACAACTATTTCCTCCTAAAGTAGTCATTGCGAACCACCAACATGAATCATTAAATTATGCAGCCTGTATTGGAGATGACGCGGCATAGCTCCCTCGCTGTCGCGGCTTTGGTAGCGCCACGTTGCGTAGTCAACAACAAACATCAAATGATAAGGGTTGGCACTATCCAGCACCAACCCTTTTTCATCTTCAAGCTCTTTCACAACGCCGTCCACAATCGCGGCGATATACGTGTCACGCGCCGTCGTCCGGATACCAAGGCGCTCTTTTACGAGTGCAACAACAGTAGCTGTATCCATCATTCATCGCCTTCTTTCACTTCTGCGATTAACGGTTCACCACGTAAATTTCTGTTTGTTGATAGTTCCTCAACACGTTTTTTTGTCGGTTTATAGCCTTTTCGAGGGTATTCGTCGCCGACGCGATAAATACGTTGTCCATCTTGCAAGTCTTTAAAGCTTTTCACCACCACATACCTAGCCATTTAGGCGTCACGCTCCCGCTGGATCAGTGATTGTTACCAGAACAAACGCTTCAGGCTTCACCGGTTTTCCATCAAAGCGACCTTTCCCTCTGAACGCTGTCTGATCTTCTGTAAATTTCACGTGAGTAGAGCTGTCAATTGTGATACTTTCGCGCTCAACGAGCGTGTATTGTTGGAACTCACCGAACAATACTGTATCGTCGTCTAAGAAATTATTAAACACAACACGCAATCCAAGTAAGTCCGGAATACGAAGATTAGGTAATTTACCAACAACATTACCATTAGAATCAACTTGAATGCTGAACTCCACTAAACGATTGTAGTAAGTAGAACGTTTCATCACAGCAACAATTTCGCCCACGCTATCTGTACCTGTATCAATAAGACCGATTTGCTTCACAAGATTTTTAAGCAGATTGTTGTCAGCCTCAATTGTCACTTGGTTTTGCGCTGGTAAACTCGGGATGATTCCTAACGGTTGTTTATTTGTCGCTCCCGTTCCTTTGACAATCCCTAAATCTAACGCCTTCGCAATTGCGCGAGCGATTTTTTTTGTTACATACTCATCGAGATTGATGATGCTATCCTGCAGTAAATAGTTATCCACGAACGTTACTTTACCAACTTTAAATCCATCGAAATCAACGCTCGCAATCGTTCCAACATCACCAGTAGGTAGTGCTCCGGCTTGTTCAATCCATACGGCCGGCGATGTGTCTGTATCAACAAGAATCCGTGTTGTTCCCTTGACGCGGATTTTATCGACTAACGGATACAACGTTGTATAATCGCCCATAATATCCATAATGCGATTTACAACAACTTCTGGAATGGTTAATTCACCACCGGATACAGCTCGTAAATTGCGAAACTTCTCGTAAAATTCAATAACATCGTTCCGTCTGTAGTATTCACCTGTCTTTAATAATTCGCGTACTTGTAAACGGTTCATACCTTCAACATCCCCTTTCAAGTTATCATCTTCACTTCGCTTTTGTGTGATAGGTGTCTTGCTGTTCAATTGCTCAAGTTCACCTTCTAACTGAGCAATCTCTCCTTCTAGTTTCGACTTCTGTTCATTCAACTGGCCTCGTTCTTCTTCGAGTTTAGCAACTTCTTCCTCGACCGCTGCAACTTCCTCTTCCGTCTGCGCCTCTTCAATCGCCTTTTCTAACCCCATTGCACGCGTTTGCAATTCCAATTCACGCGTTAATAATCCCTCAAGTGTCGCTTTTCGTTGCTCAATTTTTTTCGTGAGCATTAGCTGTCTTAAAGCCATGTTTCACACGCTCCCTTAATTGATATTTTCGTTGTTCTAATTGTCGTTTCTTATGTTGCTCATATTCTTTCATCCTCGCTTGTACACTTGTGTCCTCATAAGCTGGAAAAGTAACGACGGAAACTTCAAAAAGGTCAACTTTTTTTAATGTCCACTTCACCGTTCCGTCCTCTCGAAACTCCACATCCTCTTCAATGATATTGAAGCCGAACGAACACTGATCGACATCACCTCGTTTCACACGCTCGTATAAATTCACCGCATCCGTATCATTCGGATTAATCTTAATTCGTCCCCACAACCCGCGACTGTCCACTTTTAATTCAAGCGTCCCCGCTTTGTTCCGACCAAGAACAAGCGACGTATCGTGATTAATGAGAGCTCGAATATCGCTACTCAACGTATCGTTGAACGCTTCCGGCGCGACTTCTTCATATGCCCCGCGAAACAATTCTGTTTCTTTATTAAACACAGCAAAATACCCTTCAATATACATCTCGCTATCTTATTCTGATCGCGTTGCGGTGATGTTCGTCTGTAAACTTCGCGTTTGCTTAGTTGTTCGCTCCACCACTATCACCACCTTTCAGTTTTGTTTGATCGCCGATTTTGTCCAACGGAATATAATTTTCAAGAATGACCAGTTCACTCAATCCTTTACGTGGTGATAACCCTATCCAGTCGCGAACCTCGTTTCCTGTCATAATCCCGCGGACATACATATTAGAACCAACATCGGCAAGTTCCTTTAAATCGTAAGCGTATAGAGAACGAGGATTGAACTTAAAATATAGCTCTGGGCTGATAAGTAACTTCCTAGTCAGCTCCTGTTCAATCCCTTTTGCAATCGGCAAAATAGTTGAATTAATAAAATTGTTATACTCGTCACGTTTAAACTCTCCAACACCCAACAAAAAAGCCGGCACCCCAAAAATGCCAGCTACTGTCCTCTTATCCAATTCAACTGCTTCATTGATAGCTATGTCTTTTAAAGATAACGGTTTTACTTGCTCGACCTCCAAAAGTTCAGCAGGAATAATCCAAGGCTGTCCGGCTTCGGACCGTTTGAGGTACATATCAAAAACCTTGTCACGGCCCTCCTCACTTGAAAGTTCTGCCGTATTAGCATCCACTTTAACTATTAAGCTAGGCATATACTTTCCGCTCATAAAACTTTTCTTTGTCGCTGTCGCTTGCCTTAGATTTTGCACGATTTCCTTTAGTACCACTCGGTATCCACGCCCCATGTATGGTCGTTCTGGGTCTGGATTAACGATGAAATGTAGCACCTCGTCGTAATTATACGTTTTTCCTTGATATACGACCTGATATGAGTTATCTTTCTCCATAAACGTAACGCGTGATGGGGATAATGGTATTAATTCATCGATAAACCCATCAGACGTATATTTAGGAAAAACAAAACTGTTGCCATCTCCATCTAACAGCATAGTATAGACAATATTGTACATCCATGACTTTCGTGTCATTAGCGAATATGGATTGACATCAATTTTACGAGACAGCTCGTTACGTACTCGTATATCTCCATCTTCTGTGTTCTGCATGAGGTGAATAGTCATGGACGAGATAAGGTCGGCAATTTTATGAACCGCCATCCTCACTTCTGGACTATCTGACAACCTACTGTACCCAGAAACAAGGATAGATGTATCCTCACCGCTCATAAACAGCCCCACATACGTCTGTGTGTCAGCTCTAATCTTTTTCCATCGGGAAAAAATACCCATCTCCTCATCCTCCATTCAACCATTTTGTCGCCGTTGCTGATTTCTCCATATTTTCAAGCATTCGTATTGCAGCAAAAACCGTTGCGTCAAAAATATCAATGCGATGTTTATCCTCTATTTTCTCATATTGCACCATGTCATCTGTCTTTTCGATAGCATGGACATTTTGAACGCAATATTCAAACGCCTGTGAGTGCAGATAATAGAATTTCCCGTCTTTCACCTGCTTTTCGATGCGTCTGAAACCTTCTGATTTCTTGTAGTAGTATTGTGGCTGATCGACAATATTGAACCGCTTGCGTTTCATCTCCGTAAAGAATTCACGGCCAAACTTCCGGTCAAAGCCGACTTGCTTAATACTGAATCCTTTCGCTCGCATATTTTCAAACCATTTAACGATATCAGAGTGATTGACCGTCGGTGTATTTGTCATAGTAAGCCAACCGTCATCCTTCCATCCGAACAACGGAATGTTGTCCTCCTCCGCCTTTCTCGTCGCAGCTACAATCGGGAACCACGCATGAGTGATTACTATGTCAACACCATTGTAGTTCCCATAGAGTGCCGCTGCGGTCAAATCGTGTAGTCTTGAGAGGTCTGCGCCACCAAACCAATTGATTGGAAATTTCGCGAGCTCTTCAATCGTCCAATTATACTGCCGGTCAGAGCGTTTGAACTCGTCAATATTGAAGTAGGCTTTCATCGATGACGTGTAAACGTTCAATGACTTCGCTAAAAAATCTTTCCGTTGCTGAGGATCATTTTGCGCCTGCATCGCGTCATTCATCATATCTTCTGGCCTGATTGTTACCCCGTAGTTAGGATTTGCTTTTTCATGTTCGATAGGGTTTGTATAATCTACCTCTCCGTTTTCATCTTCATCTGCTTTGCAAATGAAAACGAAATACGCTTCATCGGTGACAGTACCATCCAGAATCTTTTTGCAATATTGCAACCTCTGATAACAAAAGCTCGTCATGTCATCCCCTGCTGTCGTAATTCCAATCATGAGCTTATTCGTGTAGGCTTTCATCGCTTCTTTGATGATGTTGTATTGCTTCGGTGATTTATAAGCATGTATCTCATCAGCTATGCCAATATTACAGTTTAACGAGTCCTGTTTGTCAGGGTTCGCCGCTAACGCCCTAATGTAAATTGAACCGTCGCCGATTTCACCACTAATGCTATGTTCTTGGTTGTTATTGAGGATACGAAAATTTTGTTCTTCTCCCATCTGCCTTAGGTTGAATAAAATGAATTCAAACGATTGCAACGACTGCTGCAATGCCGCGCTTGTAATGTAAATTTTCGAGCCGGACTGGCGTTCCAATAGTGCAAGCGCCCACGCAAGACCAGCAATAAAGCTCGTTTTCCCATCTTTCCTTGGGATATAAATAAACGCCTCTTTAAATCTTCG